CACTGGAATAGCTCCGAACAGTGCTGTTCGAATGTGCCGGGGCCTTGTAGTTTCCTACGCTCCCCGCTTTTCCGTGTGCGCTCATGTTTCGATTCCTCCTAGAACCAATCGATGGTGATGGTTACGTCGCCATCACCAGCCGCTGCAGTGCCCACGCTGGCAAATTCCAGGACGGTGTCCGCCGGCAGATCGTCTGCCAGGTTCAAGCCGCCGACCCCACGCTGAGGAGCTGCGAAGCCCAAATCAGCAACGAGGGCGGGAATCGCCATGGTGGGAAGGATCGTGAGACCCGCCACTGTGTCGACGGTAATGTCCGTCGGTCCAGACGTCAGCTCTGCCGTTACCAGACCAGAGATGTTGACCACTCGACCCTGCTTACCAGCGGGACCGATGACGCGGCCAAAGATGGCCCCTGTATCGATCGCTACCGCGGGAAACCTGTAAGTCTCCCGAAGGGCGTTGTCGTAAAATTGCGAACTCATAGTGTTGCCCTCCTTAGGCTACGGTATCCCACTTGACGATCCGCGTCTCGGCGGCGGTCGTGTGAACGATCCCGTAACCAAGCAGCGCATACCAAGCGATACCGCGTGAGCGACCGAAATCGGTCGGGATCTTGCCACGAATCTCCTCCGGGATGGAGAAGGCTTCGACAACGGTGTCAGCACCGAAGAAGAAGATTTCGTCAGACAAGCCGTTGACCCAGGAAGCCGAAGCAATGTTCGTCTGCTCGCAGAAGCGGATGCCCTCATAGCGGCCTTTCTCGCCGTTCATGATGACATGCCAGCCTTCGCTGACGTACTGGTGGATGGCTTCCAGATCGTCCTTGAACGCGCGAAGCGTGGTCGGACGGGCCAGAGACATGTAGTTCACCCCATCGAACGTCGGGATGTCCCGCTCTGCCATGATGTCCGCGATGGACTTGGCGTGCAGGTTACCGAAGGCGATGTTGTTGGTGCCGGGCGGCGTGCCAACGGTGTTCAAGTCCAGAGCTTGGGGATCGTTGCCGTTCGTCGGCGTGACCCGCAGAAGCGTGGTATTGAACTGGTCGTAGGCTGCCGAGTCGAGCGCCTTGCGGGCGTCGTTCTTCAGCACTTTGTGGATGATTTCCGTCACCGGATGCTCGGACAGGTCGTCCAGCTTCTTGGTGAAGGGGACCGAGTTGCCGTACTCCGTCACGGTCAGGCTAGCCTGAACGATCGTGAAGTTGGACTCGGGCATGACTTCCTGCTCCTGGAGGGCTCCGCCCTGGTCGGCTACATCGAGGTAGACGTTCCAGTTAAAAGTGTCCCCTTTTCCCAGGCCGAAGGCTTCGCGGGCATCGCAAAATTGCCGAAAGCGTACCATGGGCTGGAGAGCAGTTCTGAGCTTACGGCTCAGGTTCGGTGACCACATAAAGCCACCGAGCGCGTTGGTTTTCCAAACTTGTCCAGACATGTGGACTTGCTCCTTGTTTAGGTCGGCTGGCCCCTGCTTCTTTTCAGATCGGCGAAGATTTCAGCGTTGGTCTGCGGCTTGTTGTCGTCATCCGCATCGACTGTGGGCTGAACCTCCAACCTTTGTTGGGGCTGCCGGACGAGATTCCTTTTCCCGTCTAGACGATCATTTTCGAGTTCCGGAGCGGGATCAGCCGCGGCCTGTCCAGGTGTGGGCAGGTTCAGCTTGGCCCGGGTACGGGACCCGGCTTCTAACATGACTTGTCCGGGTGTCCAGTCGGGATGTTCCGCTATGACCACGTCAGAAAGTCGGTTAACGACTGCGAAGTAGTCATCGTCGGCGACCAGGTCGGGATAGTCTGTGGTGAACTGGTTCCACCCTGCTTTGACGTCCTTTACTCGATCTTCCTCACGACGCTCTTTCGTAGCAATCGCTGCCGCGTTGCGGGCCAGTTCTTCAGGATCTACCGCCGGGGTCGTAGCTTGTTCAGCTACCCGTGCGGATGAGATTACCTCAACCAGCTTCTTCGCGGCGTCATCTTCATCCCCATTGTAGAGGTTTTTGATGACATCTTTGGCTCCCTCTAGGAGAGCCTGATCATCCACGCCCGTGGGTAGTGGAGCAATCGGGGTGGGTTGCTGAACGAACTGTTGTTCTCTTTCAGCGACCGCTTGTTCTCTACGGGCCAGGTCTTCTCGTACAGAAGCGTTATGCCTAAACTGGGCATCTGCCGACTCGTGTTTTTGGATGGTATCACGAACTGCATCCAAAGGTACAAGGGTTTCCTTCCCATCGATTTTCGTCCTCAGATAGGCCTTGTCCCCGTCCACCACGATGTGGTCGGGCAGGGTAGGGCCAGCGGGGGCCGGCTCCGGAACCACGGGCTCGACGCTGGCTGCGCCGTCCACGCCGATCTGCGCGGGCTCTCCAGGGACACCGTCTGGGCCCATGACGCCAAACTCTTCAGCATCGGCAGCCGTCTCGACGAACCGTGTCTCGTCGGCCTCATCGGCCATGCGCTCGATCATGGCGTCGCGCGGGTTGGGCGCGCTCTTTGGCGCGTCATCGCCTTCGGGCCGTTCGCCTTCGGGAGCGGAGGGGGAGGCTGCCTGGTTGTGACCAGCGCCCTTAGCAGGGTAGGTGGTTTCACTCATTCGAAATCTTCCGTTGTCAGTTGAACATAGGCCTGGTCCCCGTTGATCATGGCCTCGGCACACCAGAGCGTAAAGTGCTCGGCGGCCCAGACGGTTTGCTGGAAGGCCTTCGCCTTTTTGCGTCCCCACCAACGGTCCAGGTTGCATTTAAGGATGCCATCTTTGGCCTCCTCAATCTCTAGTTGCGCACGCCCGCGCAGGTATTGCCCGTGCTGCGTTTGCAAGAATTCATGCACTTGTTTTCCCAGATTCGCCTCTGCAATCAGAGTGCGCTCGTGGTCTGACAGCTCAACGCTGACTAGGGGGTCGTCCATCTTTCAATCTCCAATGCGGACACTCTGATAGCTTATGCTCTCCCTGGCAGAGCGGACATTTCACCATGGTTCATGTCCTGGCTCCAGCTTTGTTTTGGGCCTCAAGACGCTTGTTGGCTTCTCGAGCCGCGACCTCGTCGCGTTTCGTCTGATCCTGCGCCTGGGCGATGCCTAGCGTCTGATCCAGCTGATCGCGGGATATCTGGGACTTGCTGGCGATCTCGTTCATGCGGAGTTCGTACTCCTGGCCCAGCTTCAGCCGCTCGCGCTCGTCGCGCAGCTGCGTGTCGGCCTCGTTGTTGCTGACCTTGCGCTGTTCCAGTTCAATCTCTGGCGGGACCTGCTGCTGAGCCATGATCTCTTCTTCCTTGACCTTCCACTCTTCGTCGTCCATGAAGAACCGGTTGGAGGTTTTGTACCCCAGGGCCCCGAATACCTCGTCGGCCACCTGGCCGCCCTTGATGCGGTCAACCATGCCTGGAATGCCCGCGACCTTCTCGATCCCGAACATCAGGCGCTCTACACGGCGCACAGGGTCGGTGTTGCCGATCCCGATGTCAATATCTACTGTCAGGTTCTGCTTCAGGAGGGAATCGGTAACCTTGTCGATCCCGTACTTCTGCCACAGGTCTGAGCCTTTGACGGCCAGGGCCAGTACAATCTCGTCCGTCTCGTATTGCTGGACCAGCCTCGTCAGATCCCGTACCACGGGCTCCATCCAGGTCTGCATGAAGATCGTGATGCCGTAGTCCTGAACGGCCCCGGCACTCGACTTGACCTCCGCCATGCCGCCCACCGTCTCGCCCAGGGCCTTGTTCGATTGAACCGAGGACTGGGAGAAGGCGCCGATAAGCTCATCGTGCTCGACAGACAGGCGATCGGTCTCCTCGTAACTGGACTTCGTGATGTCCGGGGTGTCGATCGTCTTCACGTCGCCCTCGGGGTCAGCCATCATAACGCCGCCGCCCGGCACGTTGCGGATCAGGGCTTCCAGGTCGACCTGAGCCCCACGCTTCACGTAATACCGCTTGTTCAGTACCAGTTTGACGTTGTCGACCCGGCTGTTGGCGATCGTGTTGATCTCTTCCTGGAGATTCGCGCCCTGCTCGACGTCTCCGGCCGGGTAGTTCCGGAAGGCCTCGATGGTGGAGGTACCTACGCGGAAGGGCCGCTCGCCCTCCATCAGGTGTGGGTACAGCTTCGTTAGGAGGACGGGCTTGGTCAGCAAGAGTTCGGTGCCCATCGTCCAGTAGACGATGTCGGTCCCGTTGACCTTGATGATGTTCATGTGGGCCCAGACCGTGGTGAACGAGTTTCCGTGCTGCTCGTCGGCCGGGTCAATGCGCTCGCGGCCTTCTCGGGCCTGGCGCGTTCGGTCGTAATCTTGCCGGCGGGTTCCCAGGATCTCTCCCAGGGAGTACTTGATCCACGGCTTGCGCCCGGTCTTCTTGTCCTCCATCTCCATCATCTCCTGGGCCTCGCCGGCGTATATCGGCATCAGGTAGATCAGGAAGGGAGATGTCCTGGCGGGGTCGCGCCAGTCACACATGGGGTCAAACCGGAAGTTCTCCGGGGCAATCAGGTCGCAGACCAACTCGTCAACCCTGACGACGGGCTCGTTATTGCCCAGGGCGTACCCTTCGTCGTCGACGATGAGTTTCCCTTGGGTGTCCAGGGCTGGGACCCAGTCGGTGTCTTCCTCATATCGCCAGAACTGGTGACTTATGCAGATCCCATACACCTTGGTGCATTGCCAGGCGCCCATGACGGTCTGGAACCAGGGCATGCGCCGGCTGAGCCGGTACTGCAGGATGCTCTTGTTGATCTGTGCGGACAGGCGCTGGACTTCGTCGTCCTCGTTTTCTGCCCGTACCAGTAGTAGATCCTGGGTGGAGAAGGCCGCCGCGGCTAGCGCCGCTTCCTGGGCCTTAACCGAGGAACGGGTCTTGGGCCTGAAGATCCGCGACCTTTTGAAATTTTTCTTGTTGAAGTTTGAACCAGGTGCATGCTGGCTGTTGAAGTGGTGGAGGTTGGTTTCCCACTGGTTCGTGATGTTGGCGTCCAGGTAGTCCGTCGAGGAGTTGTATATCTCGTGGGCTTTCTGGATGAGCCAGGCGGTGTTCTCGATCTCGTCCGACGAACCGTCAGTCGCGGCCTGGTTGGGCACCGAGCCCAGCGATGACCCGCCGGGCGGATCCTCACCCACTGGCTTATCCAAGGGGCTGTTGTTATATGGCTCTTGCGACTCTTCTGGAGTATTGCGAGTCTGCTCCTGCGGGAGCGCGTCTATTGCGGCCTGCGGGCGGCCCACGTCGGAGCCTGTTATGGCCGTCCCGGCCTCCTGGTACTCCAGGTTGTCGTCTGGCCGTACTTGCTGATCAGGCATTCTCTAGGTCCACCAATTCGTCCTTGAAATCTCGGGCCGCCGACTCAACGATGTCTTCCGTCGTCCTGCCGCGCGTTAACCCGCCGCGTTCTAGTATCTCGCCACCCACTTGGCTCATCATATTCTCCAGCTCGTTGACCGACCTGGATAACTTGAGCACATGCCCACGCATCGTGGATACGTCGGGGCACTGGATGATGACAACACCGCCTCGGAGGTCGACTTCCACCGACCACGCCCGCCGAGGATACAGCTTTGTCAGCCGGGTGCCTAGTCGCTTTGCCACGAACATCTCGATCTTCTCTAACCGGCGGCGATTCGAGTCCTCTGGTTTGATGACATTGTAGTCCTCGGCGATGTGTCTTCCACGCCGCGGTATAAGCACCTGGGGTGACCTAGCCATTATCTTCATCTCCTGGTTCGAAGCCCTCTTGGGGCTCAAAGTGTGTCAGTTGGAAGTCCCCTACGTCCTCAGCGAACGTGAATCCTATGGCGTCCCCCTCATCCGGAGAGTCGAGGCCGCGCTTTTTCATGTCCTTCTTGCGCTCCAGGCGCATCCGTTCCTTGTCGTCGAAGCCATACTCTATGCCTATCAGAGAGATGCGCAGATCCGGATCGTCCTTGGTGATGTCCGCGCCATCGCGCAGCCACTTCCGCATGCGGTCCCACATCTCGATGCGCTTATTGTAGTACGTCTTGTCGTCGGAGGGCTTGGATCCGGCGTTGACGCCGATAATATCGTGCCCGAGCATGCGCAGCCGATCGACAACACCGGCCCCGATCCCGATTTCGTCGACAAACACAGCTGCCAGCTGGCTGGTCTTCTTCCATTCCTTGATGGCCGCGACCACGAGCGACGCCACCTCCATCGTGTTCTTCTCCCGGTATTTGCGAAGCTCGTGGAGCTTCCGGCCCTGGCGAACCGCGATGACGGTCTTATCGTCGCCGTAGCGCGCCACATCCACGCCCATGACGATCGGCTGCAGGTTCCAGGCCTCCGCGGGGATCTCGCCGTTGCGGCACTTGTCGACCCACTCGCTGGAGATGAACTGCATGTTGCCGGCCCGGGGGAACTGCCCCTTGACCCGTACGCGGAAGAAGTCAGAGTCCTCGCCGTATGCCTCCTCCCACTCCTTGATCTCCTTCTTGTTGGTCATCTTGCACGTTCGGGAGTCGATCTGGTGGTGCTCCCACCGGTGGCCGTCCTCAGCGAAGCAGGAGCGGAACCTGCCGGTGTTCTTGGTCGGGTTGCCGTAGACGAACCACATGGCCTTGGCGGTCGTCATGGCGCCCTCAGCGACCTCCCAGATGACATCCGGTATAGCCGACGCCTCATCGAAGATCAGCAGGACGTGCTGCGCGTGCAGGCCGGCGAAGGCCTCAGAGTTGTGTTCGCTGTTCGGGATCGCCGAGCAGAACCAGGTTTCGGGGTGGTCTACGTGCTTGAAGGAGGTCGCAGACCAGTCGAACCAGTGCCCGTTGATGGCCCTCTTGTGCCAGAGCGCCAGCTCCCGCCAGGTCTTGGTGGTCAGCTGGGTGGTGGTGTTGGCCGTGATCACGCCGTTCAGGTGAGGTCGCGTGCTCATTGCCCACAAAATAATCCAGGCAGTCTCGGTGCCCTTCCCGATGCCGTGACCTGAAGCTGTGGCCTCGCGGATCGTTGTCTCAGGATCCTCGCGGAATTTATTGGCAATCCGGATCAGTTGTTCGGCCTGCCACTCGTCTGGCCCATCGAAGTCGGCCAGCTCACCCTCGCCCCAGGTGAAGGCGTACATGACGTATCCTATGGGGTCGTCGTAGAATTGGCCGATATCGTCGAGCAGATCCTGTTCGAACTGGGTGCTCGGGATACCTTTGGGCTTAGGCTGCCTCTGGGCCATCGTCTTCCTCATCGTCATCTACTGGATCGACGCCTGGCGGCTCTATGGAATACTCCACCCCGTCCGTCCCGATGTAGTTGACGATCGGGAAGTCCTTCTCGACGCCGTCCTCGTGCAGGAAGACCTGCATCCCCGTTACATGGATGCCTATGCGGCGGCCTATCTCAAGGAGATGGCCGGCCGCCTGGAGCAGCCAATCCGTGTTGGGTGGGGGTTTACTCCCGCTAAACAGTACAATGTCACCCACTCTTCACCTCCTCGACGACCGGCTTCTTGCCGCGCGCCTTGTTGAACTCCTCGATCCGGCGCCTGGCGGCGTCCAGCCGATCAGACTGGTTGATGTTGACGTTCGACTCCACCTCGGCGAAGGTCTTCTCGCTGAAGCGCCGCGGCACCATCTTGGCGACCTGCCACCGCCGCTGCTCCAGGCGGATCCTGGACCGCGTCACGGCCGCATTGTTGGGCCGATCGCCGTCGGGCGTCTCGATGATGTCACCGGCGTCGTCGTCGGCGACCTCCATCATGTCATCCATCATCGCCTCGGACTGGATCACTCGAGCCTCGTCGTACATCTCCTTGACGATGGGGTCCCGCAGGATCCACCGGTAGAACGTGTAGGTCTCGATGAAGGCTTCCTTGCAGGCGATCTTCATGAGCACGCCGCCCGCGACCTTCTCGCAGATCTCCTCGATCACCGCGTAGTCCATGTCTCTACGGAGCCAATCGAGCTTCGCCTGGTCGTACTGGTCCTTGGCCCCGGATTGCTTGATCAGATAGGTCTGGACCGCGTAGCTGGTGAGTCTGGCGCCCTTCTCGGCCTCCGCGCGCTTACAGCCCGCGCAGGTCAGCTCCAGGAACCGGGTCCACCGATCCGACGTCATGCGCGTCACGGGGACATCCTTGGCCTGGGTGGGCCGTTTGGACTGCTCACTCATGCGGCGATGATATCGAAACTGACGTCGATCTGGTCTCCGTTACCCCGGTCGTCAATTACCTGGATGCGCAGCGGATATGGCCTCCCCGCATTCTCTGTGGGCGTTCCACTGAGTAATCCGGAAGTGCTGAAGGTCATCCCATCCGGAAGGGTTCCGCTGGCAAGAGACCAGGTATTGGGTTGAAAGCCGCCCGTGGCCGTGAACTGTTGGTTGACGTAGGCCACATTGACCTGGCCGTCAGGAATCTGGGTGGGGCCGACGATTAGCGGGGCGAACTCGGCATCGACCAGGAATGGGTTGTGATTCGGCTTGTTGAGGAACGTGCGGCCGGAGAACCGGTAGTGCGGATAGGGCTTCTCCGCGCCGGCGAGGGCGACCGAGACAGCCCGGATCGTCGTCTTCGTCGTTTTTACGCGAGCCATTCCGTGCTCCTCAAAGAGAATTGCCGACCACCCGGGAGGGTAGGCCGGCAATCCGGGGGGACTCGTAGCTGGGCGTGGTGCCGCCCCCTATATCGAGCCCCATTGTGGTTTAGCCGGAGATAGAGCCTCCCCACGGGAGACATACTACACTCAGGGAGTGAGCCAGGTAAAGGTGATACGGAATCCGAGTCCGGAGAGGTGGAAGTAGCCCGCGTTGGCGAGCCCCATAAACTGGAGGCTGTCCAGGGAGAAACCGACCAACAGAGTGAGTGGGCCAAACTCCACATCGACACTAAATCGGAGCCAGGGCTCGATCGTGGCGATTTTGTCGGACAGGTTGGCAAGGAAGTCGTTGATACGTGAAAACATTGTGCTATCTCCTAGCGTACGTGATTCAGATTTGCCAGCATCACACGGACGGTCATGTCGTCGACCCCGTCGTCGATGTCCGCAACGTCAAATATGTGGAAATTCCACCCAGGGAGGATAACCATCTCCGGGGGCAGCGGCAGCGTGATCGCGGTGCCGACAAATGCGGCTTCTCGAGTCCCGTTGGGCGCGAGCAGGTATTGGCGGGTGAGATCCTCGGCCTGAACGACCGGAGAGGTGATGCCATACATGATCGCACCTCCTGCGTCGCGGACATCAAACCGGATACTCCGGTCTCCCGCCTGAGAAGACGCTGCGAAGGTGATGACCCCGTAAAGAAGCCGGTGTCCTACGGATATGGTCGGAAAGAGGGCCTTATCAGACTCATCAACCACCAGATCTTCAAGAAGCTGGACGCCGTTACCGTAATCGTAAGCCATGGGCTCTCCTTGGAGAAGTTTCTCGGGGACATCCCTGTCCCCGATCAACCGGGCTTTGCAAGTGTGAGACCCCGTCTGGGGCTCGCGTGGTCCGCCTGTAACAGACCACGGAGGGGAAGCTACTCGTATTCCGGGCAGCTGTCAAATGTATCCACCGTGTTCGGTTATATACGCAGCCAGGTCGAATTCCGGGGCATTCGGGCAGGGGGTGCCGTCCTTGACGCCGCAGGTACGGCACTCGTACATGAACATCGCGTTGAGACGCCACTTGCAGACCGGCGGATTGACCGGCGGCTTGTAATCGGCCTCCTCCTCGGGGACTTCAGGCACGGGGGCCGCTCAGGAGCCAGCCGCGCAGGGTC